CTTTTTTTAGCTTATCGTAGCGATACGCATTAGCTAACATAATAACTGCTTTATGATCTACTAACATTGATATTTCTTGTTCGGTATATCCGATTTCCCTAGCATAGTTTGTTATATTTTTAACAAATTCAGGGCCTTTTTTACTATCAGCGTATATCGGTAGTTTTTCAGCAAGTAATTTTTTTTCTCTTTCCAAATAAGCATTATATTGTCTTTCATGCTCTTTTTGTTTTTCAGAATAAATTTTTTGCTTTTCTTGTTGGGTAGCCTCTAACATTTCTTTCCTGCGATCTATCTCAGCTTTTGCTTTGACATATTGAGCAGGATCTTCTTCGTACAGTCTATCCAAATCTACTTGTGGATCACTAGCTTTTAAGTGTTCTTCCAATACTTGTAATTGCTTCTCGTATTGATCTCTCTTGATTTTTGCCTCCTCGTTTTGCCTAGTAAATGAATTTTTTAAATCATCAACAGCCTTTCTGTTATCAGCAAGGTCTTTGGTTTTACGAGTGTAATCTTGTTGACGATAATAACCATCTTTGAGTTCATCTAGGCTGACTTCTAAATCTTGATCTCCGACCTTGATTTTATAAAGTTCCTGATTACTGTCTAAAGTGTTTTCATTTTCAACTTGATCTATAAGTTCTGCATCTTCAAATGGATCTTCGTTATTCGTTTCCGAGTCGCTTTTCACATCTGTTGATGGTTCACTTTTAGCTTCTTGATTCTTAGAGGCGTCTAAGTTTAGTAAGTTTTTCAAGTCGCTAACTGCCTCTCTCTCATTTTTATAAGAAGGCTTGGGCGTTGGTGCAACAGTTTCCTTTGTAGGACTGTCTGTTGCAGATTCCATTACTGGTTGTTCTGCCATTTTAATCTCCTATTTTTTATTATCATTTGTTGCAAGTTTTCCTGTTTCCATTACACTTTGCAACTGCATCACAACAACTTCTACCATTCTTCTCATGAGGAAGATGTTTTCTCGTTGTTCCGAATTTTTAACATCAGAATTTAACCATTGTAATTCTAAATCCTGACGAATCTTTTGAATAGCCTCTGCAAATATTTCATCTTCTAATATTTCTTTGGCTCTTTTTCCTCTTTTTATTTCTTGTTCTTTATCCATTAAATTCCTGAACTATCATCAGACCAATCGTCTGCATCTCCGTAACCTTTGTTACCTTGATAAAAATTATTACCCAGATTACCACTAGGAACAAATGTATTATTATTATTATTATTATTTTGATTCCCACTATTTTGATTAATTCCAAATCTTTCAAAAGGATTTACACTTGTTGCTCCTGAAGCTACTGCATCATCAATAACTTGTTGTTCTGTCATTGTTTCAGCAAAAGGATTTCCCGAAAAATTGTCTGCTTGATTTTTAGCTTGTATTTGATAATTAATTTGTTCAGGAGTTAATCCTAAATTTGATGCTTCTGCATTACTTATAATTCCAAAAACATTACCAAGATTAAATGTATTTTGACCTTTGTCATTAACCCCTGTATCATAACCTCGTTTAGTTAATTCATTTATAATAAAATCCCTTCTCATTTTATTTTGACTACCAAAAGGTAATTGAAATTGTAAAGGTAAAAATTTTCCACCAATAGTAGAATTAAATTTATTTCCTTTTAACCAACCAGTATCAAGATATTTTAATAATTCATAATCATCTGCATTTTTCATATCTTCAATAGACATATAAGGTCTTTCTTCAGGATCATCTTCAGTACGACCTGATTCTTGTGTTGGTTCTCCATAACCAACATGAACACATTGTTTAAG